CTTTGATGGCCTACAAAAAATATATTACGTCAAAGCTATCCAACAAACGGATATAAACCAAAAGTATATTAATTTAAGTAATGTCTTAGATGCTTCAAACAATACTATGGAGATTGTTGGAGTAACCCGTGTATTCCCAATCACAGACACTCAAGCCGGTGTTAATATGTTTGACTTGAGATATCAATTACGACTCAATGAGTTATACGACTTCACCTCCGCATCATACATCAATTATACATTAACACAACAACACTTACGCTCTCTTGAACTCATGTTTACTGGAGAAGTTCCTATTCGATTCCAAAGACATATGCAAAAACTGTTCATTGATTGGTCATGGGGGTCTAAACAAGCTGAACTTGGTGATGTTATAGTTGCCGAATGTTATGCCTCGATTAATCCAGATGTTTATGGCAGAGTATGGAATGACCGATGGATGAAAGAGTATGCTACGGCACTAATCAAAAGAATGTGGGGAAACAACCTCAAGAAATTTGCTGGCTTACAATTACCAGGTAGTGTAACACTAAATGGTGATAGAATATTCCAAGAAGCCATAGACGAGATTGCCAAGCTAGAACAACAAATGCAAACCGAATATGGAGCACCTTTAGAATTCATGATGTTATAATATGGCAACTTCAGTATACTTTAATAACTACAACTCTCACGGTGAACAACACCTTATAGAAGATTTAATTGTTGAATCAATTAAAATCATGGGTTTTGACTCGTTCTATTTACCAATTGAGAATCCACAAGACAGAGACATTCTATACGGAGAGGATCCAGTTAAGAAGTTTAGAGCTTCTTATCCATTAGAAATGTACCTATCTGATGCTTCTGGTTATGAAGGCCAACAGGATTTCTTTTCTAAGTTTGGTTTAGAAATTCGAGAAGTAGTTAAAGTAATATTATCGAAAAGGTCATTTGACCAAAGAATGCCACTTGCAACAATAACAAGACCAAGAGAAGGTGATTTAGTTTATGTTCCTTTTCTAAATGGTACTGGTGAATTGTATGAGATTACATTCGTAGAACAAGCAAAAGACTTTCATCAATTAGGAAGAAGAGCACCATACTTCTATGAATTAAGCCTTGAGAAATTCAAGTATTCACAAGAAATTATCAACACAGGTACGGCAGATATCGATAAAGTTTCTAATGATTCTTCATATACATTACATTTAAATACTGGTTCTGGAACAGGTGTATATACAATACAAGAAATTGTTTATCAATCTTTAGACGGAACATATGCCAATGCTAATACTGTAGCTTATGTTCAATCATGGATACCAAGTTCAAATACATTATCAGTTACAAATATTGCTGGTGAGTTTATTGATGGCAGAACCTTGATTGGTAAAACAAGTAATGCTAGATTTACATTAACGTCTTTTGATCCATTAGAAAACCCAGCACATTTAGAAGTATATGATAATTATTATTTAGCCAACACAGCAAACTCTATTATAGACTTTTCTGAAACTAATCCGTTTGGATCAATCTAATGGCCACACCAACATACAATCGTGTTATTCGTAAACTTGTAATAGGTTTTGGTAATCTATTTGATGAGATTACACTAGTTCGGTATAATCCAAATAACACAGAAGCCGAAAGATTTATTGTACCGATTGCCTATTCAGCAAAAGAACTATACGTTCAAAGATTATTATTTGATCCTGATTTAGACAAAAAAGTTGCAATGACTCTACCTAGAATGTCTTTTGAAATGACAGGTATGATTTATGATGTAACAAGAAAACAAAATACAAATACCAAAAATTTTACTAATACAGATTCTGGTGTATTAGCACAGTATAATCCTGTGCCATATAATTTTGATTTCTCATTATACTTATATGTAAGAAATACAGAAGATGGTACACAGTTACTAGAACACATCATACCATTCTTTACTCCTGATTATACAATTAAATTAAATCTAATACCAGATTTAGGTGTTGTAAAAGAAGTGCCTGTTATATTAAATAATGTATCATCAGAAATTGATTATGAAGGTGATAGAAATAATCCAACAAGAATGATTATATGGACTTTAAACTTCACAGTTAAAGGCTTTATATTTGGTTCTTATACTACACCAAAACTTATTCGTACTTCTATTACAAACATATTAAATGATATTTCAGATACAGATACAGTATTATTTAATTTAGCCAATACAGGAGTAGGACTATATCAAGCTGGTGAAATTGTTTATCAAGGTTATACACCACAAATTTCAACAGCAACGGCTAAAGTTGTAAGATTTAATTCAAGTAATAATATATTACACTTGACAAACATTAATGGTAACTTTGTTTCTTCATCACCCATTATTGGTGCAACTACAAATTCAAATTATATATTCAATTCATATACTGTGCAACCAAAAAATCTATCTCAGATTGTTACTACACCTACTCCAACAGATGCCAGTGCGAATGATAAATATAATTATACGACCACGGTTACAGAAACACCTAATATCAATACCAATGTAATATCTGGTGTACCTTTCAATACTGATTTAATGTTAAACATATATGGTATTGATGACCTTAATACTCAACAAGCAAATACAATAGATTTAGGATCTTAGAATGTCTAGAATAATTCAATTTAAAAGATTTGGTGCAGCTGCACTGGCCAATACAATTGGTGCAAATGGTGAGATAATTTTTGATATAACAAATAAAGCTTTGACTGTTCATGATGGAGTAGTTGCTGGTGGATATCCGGCTACATCAGATACAACGGCAAGAAATTTAGCAAATGCTGCTTTTTCTAGAGCCAACACGGCAAATGTTACAGCTGAAGCTGGGTTTGCCAAAGCAAATTCTAGTACCGCTTTAGCCGAATCTGGCACAGTAATAGCAATTTATGCAAACAACGCAAGTCAGGCTGCTCTTACTCAAGGTGGTGCAGCATTTACCAGAGCCAATTTAGCCAACATATTAGCTCAAGCTGCATTTACTCAAGCAAATACAGCCAATGTATTAGCTCAATCTTCCTATAATTGGGCAAATACAATCAACGTATCTGCGCAAGCTGCTTTTTCTAAAGCAAATGCCGCAAACGTTTTAGCACAAGCTGCATTTAATGCTGCCAATACTGCAAATGTGGCTTTAGTTCAAGCTTCATTTGATAAAGCCAATGTGGCCAATACTACTGCTGAAGCTGGATTCGCTAAAGCCAATGTGGCTAATACAACAGCAGAAGCTGGTTTCGCCAAAGCAAACTTAGCAAACGTATTAGCACAATCTGCTTTCACACAAGCAAACACTTCAGCACAAACTGTTCCACAAAATGCTCAGACTGCAACCTATATACTTCAATTGTCTGATGCAGGTAAACATATTTACTACACACAATCATCAAATGTAATACTGTATATTCCAACAACTTCTAATGTGGCATTTTCTAATGGTACAACCATAATGATTGTTTCTAGAACATCATCGAGTGCCAACGTAACTGTATCACCAAACACAGGTGTATCAATGTATCTTGCTGGTAATACAACAAGCGCTTCACGGAATGTTACTACATATGGTATGGCTTCACTAATTCAAGTTGCAGCAAACACATGGTTTATTAACGGTACAGGAGTTTCGTAATGAGTGGTATGATGGCCATGATGGCTAGTAATGTTCAAAGAACTACTATAACTTCAGGTTTGCAATTCAATTTAGAAACTGCACCAATATCTGGAACTACATGGACTGATTCTAGTGGTAATGGACGTAATGCAACACTCGTAGGTTCTCCATCGTATGTGTTTAATCGCAGTGGTGGTATAAGACTAAACAATGCGGACATAAATGGTACGGATTATATTAGTGTTCCTTACAATATTAATTCAAATACTGTAACAGTTGAAGTAGTTGCTTCATTTAATCCAGATTCATTTTGGGGAACTATATGGGGTAATGAAATTTATGATACTAACGGAGGATACCTAGCATATGTGGATTCTTCAACAGCTATAAGTTATGGTATTCCTAATAGTGAAACCACAGTAACAATAACCGAAAGTAATGCCATAAAACATTGGATTTTTGTTATCAATGGCACATCAGCTATTCTATTTTTAAATGGTTCACAAGTGAGCTCAATGGCCATTAATAATCAAACACTCTTTGCGACAGGTGATTTTTATTTTGGGGCAAGGCATGCAAATGACGGAGCAGGCTATGGAGGAGATACACTAAACAACTCAAATTCTGCACTATATCCAGTTTTTTATCAGATGCGGGTGTATAACAGAGCATTGTCTGGTGCTGAGGTAACTCAGAATTATAATGCAGTTAAAGGGACTTACGGAATTTAATTGGATATTAAAATATGAATAACCTTGATAAAAATTTAAGTGATGTATTTGATGTGACGCCTATTGGTCAACCAGAACCACCAAAAAAACAACCTTTAACTACAAGTTATAAACAACCTGATATGGATTCTGATTTAACAGATGCATATCAACAATCAAAAGAAAATCTTCAAGGTATCATAGACCAAGGCCAAGAAGCCATGTATGAAATATTGGAGATTGCCAAAGCAGGCCAGCATCCAAGAGCATTTGAGGTATATGCCACATTATTAAAGAACATGACCGAAGCCAATGATAGACTTCTCAAGATACAAAAAGAAATGAGAGATATTTCTGGTGTCAAAAAAG